TAGCATTCTTACAGAGGTTGGGATCGAGCACATTATCATATACTCGAATAAAATCTTTGAGATTACTCTCCATACTTAAATTCCTTGTTGGCACACTCATCTAGTGCCTGCATTACTTCTTTGGTGAAGTATTTTTCTGGATCAGAAAGGATTGATTTAGGATATACATTAGACTCGCCAATGCGATAACGATTACCAACCCTCTCGAAGACTCCATACTTTTCACCCAACTCCAATAGTCCGTAATATCTGTCAAGACCTCGTTCGTCATAGAATAACCTCGTTTCTATTTGTGCATTTTCTTTTGTAAGTCTAGACTTTGCTGCCTTAACTTTAATAATATTTCCAACGACATCGGTGCCGTCTTTCTCTTTCTTTTTAGAAAGATATACTATAGTTGATGCAGCATATTTCAAACCACTACCACCACCCATCTCTTTCGTGGGGATGTAAGACCCAACAACATCATAAGTATGATTTGTCACGATCATAGGTACATTAGCAAGACCTAGTTTTAATGTCAATACCCTAAACGCACCTTTTAAAACTTGTGCTCTAGTCATGTCACGAGTTTCTTTACCCGCTTCAGTATCTTCTATCTCTTTTGAGGTAGATAACATGCCAAGTGAATCTAATACAAACATGAGAGGTTTGCGATCAGACTCTTTTTGCTTTAGATATTTATCCACAATCTTAACTGCCTGAGTACGAAACTCTTGTACGGTTGTCACAGGGACAATGATCATACGTTTAGAATCTATACCACGAGACTCAATCATTTGCTTACTAATAGCAGACTCAGACTCAAAGTATATGACACCTGCATCAGGATCGATATCTAGGAAGTGACGGACAACACTCAAGGCAAAGAATGTTTTACCTGTGCTACTCTCACCTGCTAGTGCTGTGATCTTATTAGAAGGTAGACCACCGAAGACACTGCCACTCAATAAACCATTGAGTATATAAGATCCAGTATCAACATATTGTGTAATGTCACCTGCAGAGATACCATCACTGGCAACTGCTGCAAATTCATTATCAATTTCCTTTATAATTCCAGTAAAAAAACTGCTAGTCATAATCATCCAAACATTGCTTCAAGTGTTGCACGTTGCCTTGCAGACCATCCGATCGTGTCAAGGATAACGGTAAGTGGATCAAGAAATGCTTTGTTAAATTGCATGTCATAATCAATATAATCCTCTAGTTTAAACTCAGGAGGTAGAGTCCTAAAAAAAGAGATGACATTTTGGAAGTCACCCTTCTCCCCATGACGACCAAGTTTATTAGGTGTCTTGAGGAAGACATACTTGATCTTTTCACCCTCCTTTACGAGGGGATACTTATGTGTAAGTTTCTGCTCTTTGATAGAGTTATTATATAATAGCACACCTCGGACATGAATGGGGCAATGTGCTCCATATAACTTCTGAGGGTGATGATATTTCTGTAAGTTGTTACATGATCTAGGGAATGCGATCTCATCTGTGGGTAGTGACTTAAACTTTTTCTCAAACTGTCTGACAAAACGCTGCACCTCCTTCTCATCTGTATTCATCATGAGTTTAAGGACATCCCTAAGGGCACCACGACATGATGATGGTGTTGAAGACTTGACTGCTTCAATACCCATGATCTTCAAGGCAGGCTCATTGTATCTTACACCTTCACTATCCCATACGTTTAGAATATATCTCTTCTTGGCAGTCCATACACCACGATTAGCGATGTTTTCTCTCTTCATAAACATCTTTTGATCGTAGGCATTTACATAGGTTGCCAATTCTTCGTAAGAATTTTGTATATACTTTTCAAATTCCACGTCACACACCTTCGTAAGGAACCTAACAACGTCTTGATCGCCTTTCTCTCCGTCCTTGAATATCTTTTTAACCAGAGGACCCAGATGCAAATAAATGGAATCGGTATCACTAGCAATAACATAATCCTTACCGTCAGTTTGTAGTATTTTATTTAGATACTTGTTGATCTTGTTTTCTATCCAACGGATAGAGACTTGACCAGACAAAGTAATTGCCTCAGCATTTGCCAAGTTATAGTAACGGAAGTATTGGTTTCCAATAGCACCATAGGCACTATTGAGTTGTATCTTCCTTGCCATTTGAATGTTATTATATGTGGATATATCATTCAATAGACTGGTGTTACCTGTCTCTTCAAACTTTTGTTTGGAGGCAAGCATTTTCTTTTTAAATATCTTTCTTTCATCGTAGATTCTCTGCATCATCTTAGGAAGAAAACCATGTATATCCTTCCGATACTGAGCACCATTAGCACAGACAGCATAATCAGGATGGGGAGCAAATTCTTCGTCAAGGATCTTTTCTACTGATACTCTTGGATGTCTATCATCTACGAGCGTTTCGGGAGAGATATTATACTGCATTATAAGATGTGGATACAAAGAATTCAAGTCGAAACTACACACCCAGTCATAAACGCCTGGTATAGGCTCTTTTACATATGCTCCTGCATACTTGTCATCCTTATCAGAGGTGACCTTAGGGGGCACAACAATATTCTTTGAATATAAGTCATTATATATGAGAGTATCCCACATCTTTACCTGTGAAAATACATCATCAATATTTACTTTAGCATCGTATGCCATAGTGACTGCCAACTCAACAAGTTTCATCTTGCTTTCTAGTTGATCAACCAATTCAACGTCATGGATGTTGTAATCTACAAATCTTTTCCAGTCTGAGGTATAAAAGTCTTTGAAGTTTTCATACATGCTATGGTCTAACTTATTTTCTCCCAACTCGACTGTAGATATGTGCTCCAAACTGTATGATTCTTGTGCAGAATAAGTAAACTTCCTGTATAGATCAAGGTAATCTAGGATAGTAACACCAAGAATATCATAGACCAAATTAGATCGGCCTTGTACATTTACGATGCGGTCTTTTACAACATTCCAAGGTGATAATGCCTTCATCCACTTCTCACCTAATATCTTTTCAATCCTACGACAGATATAAGGCATATCATAGAAGTTATTATTCCACCCTGTGATGATATCAGGGGTGTTATGCACCCAAAATTTATGAAAATCTTGTAGCATCTCGTGCTCAGTATTAAATACACGATACTCTACAGTTTCTGGTGCTGTATACTCTCTTGTGCCCCATGTAATAATCTTCTTAGTCATCATATTCTTCATGGTTATGCAGAGCATATCCTCCTGACATGCTTCTACATCAGGGAAACCATTTTCACATGCAACCTCAATATCAATAGTCCATATACCCATCTTCTTCATGTCATAGTTGACACGATTAGGAAACTTCTGTGCAATATGTTGGAAGACAAACCTCTCATACCCATGCACTTCCATACCTTCTACATCAGAATACTTCTGTAGGAAATCTCTTGCCTCTCTTACTCCGTCAAACTTTTTCTTATGTGCATACCTACCATCAAGAGTCCTATACTTAGACTTCTTTGACTGATTTGCAGGCACTAGAAACAGTGAAGGGGATGTCTTCTCACGGTATTGCACACGCTCACCGTTTCGATATCCCCTTACCAACGCAGTATCTCCAAATACAATTACGTTAGTATAAAAATCACTCATCCTTTGCTTTCTTCTCTTTTGATTCTAGCATGACTAGGTAATCTCTTGCAATAGCAGGTGATGGATCAACAACAGTCATTACATCCGTGCTCTCTAGAAATAGATCATCTTGATCTGTGTAAGGCGGATACTTTACTATTCCATGACCTGTAACTTCGTGACAGTTTTGTAGGAGGTAACTAGGTTCCTCATCTAACTCCACAACATCACCCAACAAGAAGACCTTCGGGTGGGACTTCAGAATAATCAATTTTAACATCATCTTTTTGTGGTTTAGATTTCTTAATAGTGGTTAGTGCTTTTTCATATCGTTGAAGGACTTCCCAATGGGGGTCAGCAATGCTTACAACGTGTATTAACTCAACGAAGTTTGATCCTACTGTCAATGGAAAGAATGGATAGAATCTCATACGGATATCCTTTAGTGGATTCTCCATCGTATTGTTACCTTCTTCCTCTACAAGAAAATCTTTTTCATTCATTTCTAATTGAATAGAAAATGCATCTTTGAATTCATAAGCAAGCACACGAAGATCCTCTGGATCATTTGTACAATAATCTTTAGATGGTGCCTTTCTTACTTCTTTAATGTCAGCGATTACATCTTCGCCGTTTGCCATCCTAGCAATTTTGATACTCATATTAGAAAGTGTCTAGTGACTTATTTATCTTACCATAAAAAAAGGAGGTGTCAAGCACCTCCATAATATTAAGTTATATCGTATACCTTACGTTTCTGGTGATCAGGAATCACCTTAGTTAGGGTAACAGATAGCAATCCATTAGTGAATTTAACATCACCAACTTCTACATCATCACTGAGGTTGAATCCTCTTGTGAATGATCTTGCTGCTACACCTCTGTGTATATACTCCTGACTGTCAGTCTCGTCTTTATCTACTGACTTGACTATCAGCACGTTTGTTTCTGTTGAGACCTCTACATCTTTTGGATCCCATCCTGCTAGTGCTAATTCGATTCTCCATGTCTCTTCAGACTCCTTGACAATATTATATGGTGGGTATTGTGTTTGTGGAGACCCTATTCCATATGCATGTAGTCTGTAAAATAGATCGTCAAACCCTACACTGTAGCGATTTGCTGCATCAAAGATTGCATCGACATCCTTAGATGTCCACTTAGTTAGTTTCATAATTCTCCTTTAAAAGCGAGTTTAGTTGTGTGTCCCCGAAGGCGACACTACTATTTAACCATGAAGTAATGTAACTGTATATGGTGACTACCGTCTGGATTGTTACAGAATACCGTAATAAAAACTATGCTAAATAAAACTACAATAGTAATCCTTCGCGAGGATAAAATGAAGAAAACATTATTCTTTATTATGTTATTGTCCCTTGGATCAGCTGCTAATGCAGGTGGATTGTCAACTAGACATCAGTCAAGTTTGCAACACACCGTTGACGCACAAACAGCAACGTATTCAAGAGTTGGAAACTCATATTCCATCTCAGGCTCAAACGTGACTACATCTCATACTGCAGCAGGTGCATCGAGTGCAACTGCAAATGGTTTGGGAGTTAATACTTACAGTGCATCAACAGGTGTTGGCACAGTAGGCACCATCACAGCATCCCAGACTGGATCAGGATCATTCTCCTATGCTCAGTCATGGACACAAGGTGATATCGGTGGTACAGGATCTGAATACTTAGATTTCGGTAGTGTCTCAGTGACAACTGCAGGAACTCAGAATAGCTCAGCAAATGCACCAGGTACTCTAACCAACGCACATGCTATTACCCTAACAGGTACTGGTA